AGTTACAGATATCTCTCCTGCAACTGTTGCTATACCATCTGCTAATGTTATTAAATCTGTGTCATCTGTATGACCTATTGTAGTGCCATTGATTATAACATTATCAACTGTTAATGTTGTTAGCGTACCAACTGATGTTATATTGGATTGAGCAGAACCTGTGACTGTAGCAGCAGTACCACTTACGTTACCTGTCACGTTACCTGTAACATTACCCTCAATGTTAGCAACAAGTGTACCTGTTGTCATATTAAGGTTGCCTGTGCTACTTGCGTTATCTGTAGTAGTACCTAAAGCAAATTTATCTTCAGATTCATCCCACATAAATAAAGCATCGTTACCTGTAGAACCTCTTTGTATTATTATACCTGAATCATTTGAGTTAGAACTAGCACCACTATTTAGCTCTAATAAATTGTCTTTGACTGTTGTATTTGTTGTGTCTACAGTTGTTGTAGCACCATTTACAGTTAAATCACCTGTAACTGTAAGGTTATCATTAACAGTAGTTTCAGATGTGCCATGTCCTATAGATATGGCAGTTCCTGATATTCCTGTACCTATTGATACAGACTCACTACTATTTGCAGTATCTATAACTAAATAGTTATCTGAACCTTGTTTAATTGTAAAAGCAGTTGCAGAGTTATCTGATACTGCTACATTAATATCTGTTCCATCTGCACTGATAGAGTCAAGTGCAATATCACCTACGTTAGTAATAGCATTGTCATTAAAAGATGTAGCACCTAATGATATAGTGCCTGTTGCAGTTAAGTTACTAGAACCTACATCTATGTTGCCAAAGCCACTTGAGATAGCACCACTATCAAGTGTACCTACTGTTGTTACGTTTGATAATGTGTCTAGTGCAGATTCAAAATAAGTCTCAAAGTCAGTTAGTGCAACTTGCTTCATTGTACCTGCATCATTGACCACAACTCTGTCTGCGTCTGCAAGTGTAGTTGATGATGCTGAAGTATCACCATCCATGATGTTTAATTCTGTAGCTGTTGCATCTACTGCAGCTAGTTTTGTAAAGTCAGCTTGTACTAACCCTGATACACCATCTAATAAATTTAATTCTGTTGCAGTAGCAGTTACGTTAGTGCCACCAATATCTAATGTAGTTACGGATATTTCACCTGCTACTGTTACTATGCCATTTGCTACAGTTATAAGGTCTGTATCGTCTGTGTGACCAATAGTACTACCATTTATAACAACGTCATCTATATCTAATGAACCACCTGTTATTAACCCTGTAGTTGTTATTGTAGATGAACCTGTATCAATACTACCAAAACCACTTGTAATAGAACCACTGTTTAACGCACCCACTGTTGTGGCGGCAGTAGTTACAAGATTAGGCATTGCAGTTATTTCATCGTCAAAATAAGCAGCTAAGTCTGTTACTGCTACCTGTACCATAGTTCCGTTGTCGTTTAGTACAACTCTATCTGCATCTGCTACAGTTGTTGATGTAGCACTTGTATCACCATCTAATATGTTTACTTCTGTTGTAGTAACAGTAAGACCATCAAGAACTTCTAATTCTGTTTCAGATATACCTGCACTACCTATTGTAATTGTGCCTGATATATCTACATTACCATTTATATCTATTGTTGTTGCAGCTAATTGTATTTCTGTGTCTGCTACTAAGTCTAGTTGTCCGTCTGTAGTGGAACTGATGTGTATAGCTGTATCTCTGAATTGTATTTTCTCTGTAGAAGCAATAAGTATGTCATCACTAAATTCAAAATAGTCCTCGTCTTCTTTCCATGTCAAAACACCATCATTTGATTCACCATCAAATGTGACTGCTATATCTGTACCTGCAGTGCCATCACCTACTGTGATTGCAGTTCCAAGTAATTTAGTTATAGGACCACCTTCTGCAGTCGTACCATCGTGAGTGTGTCCTGTACTCGCTGCGAAGGCTGCTAATAACTGATTAAACTCATCATTGGTATGAGCAGCAGTTATTGTATCTCCATCACTATAAGATGATTGTCTAGTGTATGTAGCTCCCATTTATCTTCTTGCTCCTACTTGATATTCTAACTGAAATCCTTTTAGTGAGTATGGTGCAGTAGAACCACCATCGTTAACTCTAAGTGCAACTGCAAAGCCTGACCCTTCTACGGATTGTCTTACTAATGGTTGTGATGCACCACCATATGTTCCAAAACTTGCAGAGCTACTACCATATGTTGTAGTTCCATATATCGCAGCAATATCACTTGAATCTAATTCATAAGCTGCAGGTCTTGCAGAATCTTTTGCCTCATAGTCATATCTTAAAAATAAGTCTGCATCTATTGTTGATTCAGGTGCAAAGTTTACAATCACACGTTGCATATGTTTACGTATACCTGCATCACCAAAAGTCATATCAGGACCTCTGTACTTACCTAGTATAGCAGTTCCATCAAAGTCACTACCTGATTCTTGTCTGTATATGTATCCACCACTATATGCACCATGTAAAGCTATCACATCTCCTGCAGATACAAATGTGTCTGTTGAAGCAGGTTTTATACCTCTTAACTCTGCAAACTCAAAAGTTTGCCCTTTTAACACGCAGATAACACCTTTAGTTGCATTTTCACCTGTGCCATCTTTTGTAAAGAATATTCTATATTGTGTCTTGTCAGGTATAACTATTGAATCAAACTCTGATGCACTAGATAGGTTAGCGTCAAATAAACTCTGCACGTTAGCACTTATAGTTCCCAATTCAACGTCACCAATTCTTGCAGTACCTGCGATTGTACGCAGTCCATCAGGTCCTAAGAATATTAAGTCACCTGCAAATTCTTGGATTGTAGCTCCATTGATACATCCTATATCTCTTGTTACTGCAGTTATAGCAAAGTTACTGCTTGATGTTCCTGATAATTTAAATATTCTATTTTGACAAAATATAAATAAGTCTTCACGGAAAACTTTAAGACCTGTTATTTCATCGTCAACTTTAATATTTCCTGCACCACTACCTGTGGCAAAACTATCCTCATCAAAAGGCACACTAAATACTAACTCTTGTTTAGCACTTGACATACCTGCATAGAACATATGTTCTTTAAACGCTACAACAAACTTAGCACCTGTTACTGCAGTGCTCACTTCTCCACCACCACCTGAAGATACATCTGTTGCACTAAATGATGTATTAAAAACTGTTGGTGAATTTGTTCCGTCTACTACAATTAACTTATCATTACCATCAAAGTTAAATCTTTCAAAGTTATATTTACCTGCACTTGTTCTACCACTATCTATGCTAGTCCAAGATGAACCACCCGGAGTTGCTTGATATATACTTGTTCCTCTAGCTGCCACAACTTTGTTTGCAAATGTAGCTACCATTAATACTTTTTCAGCAGAAGAAGAAGTTTGAGGAACTACTGCAGATACGTACTTACTAAATCCATTTATTCTTCTGTAACCACCTTCTATGTCAGGCTCAAAGTTTTGTAGCTCTAATGCCTCACCCGGTTTCATCATAAAGGTAGAGCGATTGAGAACTAATCCACCTTCACAGTTAAACGCTACAGGTTGAACTTGTGATAGGTCTGCCATTACATTGCCCTAACATCTACACTACCTGAACTATATACATTTGTTCTTGGTATATAGGTTGAACGTAAATATTGAAATTTATTTACTAATAAGGTTTGCATATTTTTTATACCTTGTTCAAATCTTTGCATATTTAATTGATATTGTTGTGTTTCCCCTCTGTATTGATAAACAAACGCAGTTGCTCCATCTACGATTACTGCATCAAATCTTGCAGGAATACTAGTTGTATCATCATGTGCTGATAAATCAGTAGGGAAAGTATAATAATCAAATTTTACAGAAAAAGACTTGTTTGGGAAAGGATAAAATAAGTAATTATTATCAGGACTTCTAATTACATATTCAGGTATACCACCCTTTTCAAATTGTGCAACAGTAACTCCACTAGCTATAGAAGCTGCTGTTGTACTGTTTGCACCTCTTGTTACACCCGTAAATGTAGTAGATGTAGTTCCTGTATATATTAATTGCTCATTACCTATAAATAAAGTACCTGTAGAGTCAAAACCTGTAGTGCTAGATACTGTTATTGTAGTAACACTATCTGTATGTGTAGTGCTAGTTGTTGTAGTAGATATTTCATCTTCTTGGTCTACCACCCTATTAATATAATCATTATAATCTAATATTCTAAGTTTATACCCACTATTACCTAAATCAGCATCTTTGACTATTCTAAATGTATTATAGTCTATTGTTTTAGTAGATGTTGGTATACTATATCTAACAACACCTGCTGTTAGTGTTTTTGTTTCTGTTGAATGATTAAATGGATAATTAAATTCTCGTTGATTGATAAATCTTATTGATTCATTTACTGCATTTTTTGCCTGAACTTGTATTCCCCTAGCAGTGGCAAAAGTAGTTGATGTAAGCTGTACCTCATTAAGCCTTGCTAAAGTTGTATTTGTTAGGGAGAGAAAAGTTCCAGACATATGTAATTCCTAAAAGTGTAGAGGAGCAAGTTACCCTGCTCCCCTAGAAAAGTTTAAGCTAATTGGTCTCTATCGACCTCATCAGGCTTATCATCTAAGCCATGACCTGCTAAATCAATAACAGTGGCATACATTCTAAGTCTGCCTGTAGCTGGAGCGGCACCTGCAATCTTAGCATCAATAGTATCTGTAGTAGTTACAAATTGAGTATAAGTTGAGGCTGCACTTCCGACAATAGTGTTGGTTTGACCATTAGTTCCTGCGGCACAAAAGCCTGTGGATGTAATGTCTGCACCATCAATAATGTCATCACCTGCAGCAAAGTCCATGTCAAGAGTACAGCTTGAAGTAAATGCTTTCATTACCTCTGCACCTGCATTTATGACTAAAGTATTTGCAGGGATTTCTAACACCTGAAAGATGTCTCCGTCTGCAAAACTTCCACCTGCTGCTACTAACGCATCAATATCGAGGTAAGCCTCAATATTTCTCATGATGTTAGAATTTTTAGTAGATGGCATAGCCGCAATAGAGTCAGAAAAGATACCTGTGGTATCCTTTGAAGTTAAATCAAAAGTTGCCATTTATATCTCCCTTATCCTACATTATACTTGGCAGTAACGATTGCTTCAGGTCGAAGAATCTTTCTACCATACATATGCATACCACGAACAATATCAGCAAAAGAATCAGGGTCTCT